GTGTAAGTAAACGGGAACTGGCCCTTTGCCTTGTCACCGCTTTGGAGCTGGAAACCGCCGGTGTTCATTGCGTGCATCATATGGATGGCAACAAAGCCGCCGTTGGTATCGTCGTTCACATCGGAATAGTCACCCACCCACCAAACGTCTTTAAAGTCTTTGTCTACGTCAAAATCATTGCGCGGCACGAGTTTGGTTGTTTCCTTGGAGTCCTCGTCAGCTGTGCCAATAAGCCCCATAGCGAGAGCCTTTGTCACAGTTACAAAAGTACCGGACATGGAAATGTCCCAGTTGTCATGCTTTTTCAGCTCCATGGTGTTTTTGGGGCAGTTGTCGATATCTTCGCCAAAATCAGTGCTGTTATGGGTTGCGGTAAACTGCACGCCGCCAGAAGTAGCGCCCATAATACTTGCAAGAATATCAGCCGCAGTGGATGTGCCGGGAGTAAAGCTGGACAGCATCACCCCGGCATTCAGCTGGATGTTTTTAAAAGCGTCCTCGGGAATTTTCGTGAATTTCATTTGTATCACCTCAATTAAAAGTAAGGTATTCTGCTATTACGTTGATATATCGTTGTTTGACGCTGTTGTCCCCCGTGTTGACGGCCTGAGAGAACGGTTCGCCGCGCTTTAGCCAGATAATCCCATCGTCGCATTCCAAGAAAACGCCGCCCCTGCCAATAGCCGTGGACAGCTCCTTTGCCTTGGCGTTCGGGACGGCTTCACTCTCGGTGTGAAACCACATATTGACGGTGAGCACAACGGCAGAATCGTTAAACGAACTCGTTTTCAGCTCATAGGTCAGATAGGGCAGAACAACATCATCCGGCACAGCAGAAGCCGGATATGCGTCCATAAATCGCGAGAAAAATTGCTGTAATGCTGCTCCGCTTGTCATGATGTCGGCAGGCTCCATTCCTCGGCGAGCGCCTGCGTGAACTGAAAAGAGGCCACGCTTGGGGTATCGCCGTCTTTGGATTTGGTTGTGATGCGGAAAATCGTCCCATCATCCAGCCGCTTGATAACGTCGTGGAAATCGAGGGGAACGGTCTTTTCGGTTGTCACCGTGTAGACGCTGGAAACGCCCTCTTTCTCCGCAACGCGGGCTTGCAGGCTGCTGTCCTTGATGATTGCAGCGCGGAATGTATCCGTTCCCGGCACCCATTCCGTTGTCAAGCCGCCCTCACCATCGGGAACATGCTTCTTCTCCACAAAGACGCAATCGCGCATAAAGTACTCGTACAGCGCCATTACAACCGCCTCCATTTCGTCAGCCGCTTTGCAAAGACGCTTTGCCACGTTACCGCGCCGCCCGTCTCCTCGTCGGTCGCTTTGGTGTAATTGTACCCGCCAAAGCTCTCACTCTGGTAGGGGCCTGCTACCGTTTCGCCGTTCTTCTCCTGCCATGCGGCAATATCATCCGCGAGGGTGATAACGGCTTTAGGTATGGCAAGCGCATACACCGTGCCCGTGAACGTTTCGTCGGTCAAGTCCGTTGCAGGATACTGGTGCAGGCCGTCATTGAATACGGAGCCGCATATGCGGAAATACTGGCCGGAAAGCAAAAAAGGCAGTGTAATGCTGCCGTCCGCGATGGTATACTCGCCATCTTCATACGCCGCAACAAACCAGTTGTTGATGTGACGCAGAACTTCTTCAAGCATTTACACTGCCTCCTTTATTACTGCCAGAATGTCAGCCTTTAACATAGAGCTGCTAACCCCACTAATGCCGTTTTCCTCGGCATACGCCAAAAGCTGTGCCTTTGTCATACTGTCGAGGTCAACGGTATCTTGTGCGGAGGCTGTACTCAGCAGCTCATTTAACCCCCCGTGCTCGCGGAGCCGATGGTCGCAACGACAACACCGTCAAGCTTCTCCGCAAACAGCTCCATACCGTTCACAACGGTATCGGAAGCGGTCAGGTTGGTATAATCGGATGTCTCATGGATGCCGATATAACCCGTGCTGTCGGAAGTGAAGCTGAACGCCTCGTTGAGGTCTGCGCCGTTGACGGGGATGTAATACAACACGATGTTGCTCTTGGCCGTGGCGTAAATCTTGCCCTTGGGGACAGAGCTGTTGAGGATAACGGTGCCGAGGCCGAGGAAGTTCTCAATGTAGGACATCCCGAACGCGGTCTGCATCGTGATGTTGGCGGTTGCCAGATAATCGGCAACGTCCAGCGGGTTCATAAAGTAAACCGCGCTGATTTCGTCGTCCTCAAACAGCACCTGGAGCTGGCCCCATGTCTGCGCTAAGGCGGCTTGGAAAGTCGTGCCGGTCGCAGTGCCTGTGCCCGTGGCAAGAAAGGTAAAGAAGTCCTTGCGGATGCCTTTCTGCACGTCTTTCAGCATTTCCTCGGTGGTCATATCGACCGCCTGCTCATAGCCGCGCTCGGTGATAGCCTCCGCGCTGGTGGCCTTGCGCCATTTCTTCAAGGTGATTTCCTTGTAGGTGACGGCCTCGGTGGTGTACTTAGAGAGCGGAATGGTTTCGCCCTCGCCAACAGTGCCGTCCTCAAGAGTGCCGGAGGCTTTGTAGGTTTTCAGTACAGTACCCGCCTGCTTCGGGATTTTGCGGGTTACGCCGAGAGCCTCTACCAGCTTCTTGATGGAATAGCCGAACATTTCAACAAATTCAACCTCGCGCACGCGGGCAAGGTCGCTCTTGGTAATCAGATTGGCGTCTGCCATAGTTAATTATCTCCTTTCGGAGCGGTGAACAAATCCATGTTCTCCGCGATTGCTTTCCGGCGCTCTGTGCGGTCGGAAATTTTCATAATATCGTCCTTGGTAAGCTTGCCGCCAACATTCTGCGGGGGATGGTCAACGGTAGCGGTTTCTGTCCGCGTCTTTGTGATAAAGGCGCTGTACTGCTCTTTTACGTCAGCCATTACCTTGTCTGCGTCTGCAAGCTTGCCGTCCTTGTCCAGCTTTGCTGCGCCCTGCGCGAGAAGCACATTCGCAACAGTTTCGATGTACTTGTCATTCACGCCGCCGTCTTTGAGTGCTTTCTTTAGTACGGCTGCGGTCGCGCTCTTGTCTTTTTCGGCCTGCAAAGCGGTAAGTTTGGTGTTTGCATCCTCATACTTTGCCTTGTAATCCTCCTGCTTGAGGGTTGCAAGCTCCTGCTCCATCGGCTTTAAACGGGTCACTTCGGCCTGCGCTGTTTCCAGCTCGTCCTTTACCGGGTCAATGATGCCGTGATGCAAGTCCATGAGGGATTTCAAAACCTCGTCCGTTGCTTCGGGGAGGATTGCTCGGAGTGCTTTCCGATTAAAAGATTCAGCCATTTTATAGCTCCTTTCCGCTTGCGTGCGGGATGTATAGCGGGCACAATGCACTGCGCCCTAAACGATTGAACAGCGGAGAGGAATCGAACCTCTTGCAGGTCGGAGGATGGAGCCTGCACAAACCATACCGCCGCATATAATGCCCTGCCAGAATCGCACTGGGGCTGCATACGCATAGGGAGAAAGAACAAAGACCCATCCGTATACAGAGCCGCTTCTTATGGGCGCGGCTTATGGGGATAGAAAAAGGAGAGCAAGCAATGCCTACGAGAAGATGTTGGAGCCTCCGGCGCGAATTGAACGCGCAACCTGCCGATTACAAGACGGCGGCTCTACCTGTTAAGCTACAGAGGCATAAAATGGACTGAGGCCCCACCGTTCCCTCTCAGCCCGCGCAGGGCCATTTCCGAAAACGCCCTGTTCCCACATTGCGCGTCTATCCGCGCTGTCACCGTTGCTTCGAGTCTTGGTTAGCTCGCCCCTTGCCGGGGCAGGCCCCCGCCGGTAGGACTTTCGCCCTCGTACTCAAACCGGCTTTGGGATTTGGAGCGGTGCGCTGTCCTCTTCGGCAGCAGAAAAGGGTCTTTTGTGCCAAGGCCCCGTTCTATCTATGGCTACACCGCATATATATGGAAAGGGCAGATTTGGGTATCTGCCCTTAACCTTTGATGTTTTTCTCAAAAATCGCTTGATATGTGGCGATGTGGTCTGCGACCGATGGCTTTATAAAAGGCTGTGGCTTTTGCCCGTGCGTCATGCAGAAAATCATGTTGCCGTTTTTGTCCAGTTTGCCCGTCGGATATACCCAAGGTGTCGGCCTGCCGTTCCCGTTCGTTGCATATTTGCCAGTCCCCATCTCCACATAAGTTGAGTATTCAGTTGCCGTGCCAACGGTCATTGTATTGCCGTCAACAGTATGCGTGATGCTGTTGCGGAGATTCCCGGTGTCCACAGGACAAAGGTCTTTTGCAAAGCCCTCGGCCATTAGACCGCACTGTTCCAGCGTTTGAGCCTTTGCCATGTTTAGCTGCGTGAGAATCGCGCTGCTGTTGTCATTCAGCGTAATGTTGAAATCACTGTGAGCCATTCGCCCGCTCCTGCCTTTCCTTGACCCATTCCTCCCAGTCCGAGTAGGTCATAGCTTCGACCAAAACATTCTCGTCTGTAACGGGGTCGTATACGCGCATCATGCGCGGTTCCTGCTCGATTCCATCGGGTGGCTCGGCACGCATACTGCATCGGCAGTTGTAGATGTTGCCCGCGCTCCCGCTTGGGTCTCCCGGATACATAAGCGGCTCACCGCCAACGGAAAAGGCTTCGTCCCAGTTCACAACTTGGCCGTCCGCTGCTCCGTGGTCGTGGCGTGTGCGCATATCCTTTGTAGCAATCCAACGCTTTTTGACCGCGATACCGCTGTCCGCTGCGGCCTTGTACCCTGCCTGCCGCCCGCTGTTCTGCGCCGCCGTCATAGCCGTGCGCGACGCCCTAACCGCGCTTGTGCGCGTCATGGTATCTATGCGCTGCATCAAATCGTCAGCCATGTGCCCTATGCTCTGGCCTTGTAGGATGGAGCTTGTCACCTGCGAGGTGATTTGCCGCTTGCCATACGCGAGGTCAAAGCCGCGCTGCACTGCCCGCTCCTTGGGGTAGTACGGCATAACGTCCGGCTGCTCTACAACCAGACGCTTGACCGTTTGCTCGTCGTACAGCGTAAAATCGACTGCGCCATAACCCAGCCGCTCTATGCTGTACACGGAATAATTGCGGTTGGTATTGTAGACGCGAGGGGTCGTTTCGTTGATATAAGCCGCCGCTATTTCGTCAGCATCAACCACGCGCTGCGCCACTGTGTCACGGAGTTCAGCAAAGCGCTGGCCCCTTGCGATTTGTGCAAGCCGCCAGTTTTTGTATTGCCTTTTCGTGATTTTGCCAGATTCAAGCTCCTTTTGCATGGCTGCATCGCGCTTGGCAAACTGCTCGAAATACGCCTTGACGGTTTTAGTCAGCTCCGCGCTGGCCTCGCCATACATGCGGATAATGCGCCGCTCTAAGGCCGCGACCTGTTCATCTGTCCACTTCGCCGCTTCGTCGGTCATTACTCATTGCCGCCCTCCTGCTGCTTGTTTGTAGGCTCCTGTTGCGCTGCGTTAAACCGCTCCAAGTCCTCGGCAGACAAGCGTTCAAGAATGCCCGCGACTTCATCCGGGGTTATCCACGGGATGTGATTCAGCGCAGCGTCCGCGTCGATTACGCCTGCGGCCTTTGCGTTTATCACCATGTCCGTTTGCTCTTGATAGTTGGACAGCCTGTTGCGCTTGAATAGAGGGGTGGCTTCTTTCTTGTCCACGCCCTGCAACGCCAAGAGCTGCTGCACAAGCGAAATGATTTGATACTCGAAATCGTCTGCCTGCTCGTCCACAGCCTGATAAGCCGCGTCTATATGGTCGTTCGTTGCGCTCGCCGCTATGGTATGCACGTCAAGCCCGCCAAAATCCTCGTATATCTGGCTGCGGAGGCTCGTTAGGAGCTGCTGCCGTGCCTGATACGGAACTTCCTGCGTATACGGTGTAATCTTGCCCTGCTCGGTGGTATCGGCCTCGACGATATGATTCATTTTGATTTTATTCAAAAACTCGCTGAGGTCTTTATCCGTCGAGCCGCCATAGTTCTCCACAATCCAGTAGATTTGCGTGCAGTCCTGCAAATCGTTCGCAAAGCCGCTCATTACAAGGTCGTATGCGTCAATCGTGGCCTGCACGCCTACCAGAGTGGATTGCTTCAAGCGCGAACCATAGAGCGGGACAACAGGCAATGCGCTGTAATTGTCCGCGCATATCACTTCATCGTCCACGCCCTTGACTGTATAGGCAATCTCCCGGTTGTACGCTTGCTTCTCCTGCTCGATTTGCAGCGTGTTCCCGCTGCCGATGGTGCTGTACTTGGTATAGCCGTCAACCTCGTACAATATCGCCTGCATGGGCTTGTCAGGGGCCAGCCGCCAGTACCGGATGCCCGCGCCCAGCGTGCCGTTGTGCTCGTCCCAAAGTGGCGCGAACTCCGGCAGCTTGAACAGCTCTATATGGTCGCTGGCCCAGAAGCAGAAAGAAAGGCCGTGGATAAGCGCAAAATACCCTGCGTCCTTTATGCGCTTGTCTGCCTCCACGCCCAGCATCGCCTTGATGCGGTCTGTATCCTTGCCCTTTTCGCCGAATTGCAAGCCGTTGCCGAGGCTGTATGTCACACGCTGCGTGTTCAGCCGCGCATAGAAGTTGGAGCAGATTTCGTTCCTGCTCCCTGTAACGACGGAGCCGCGCCTGTACGCTTCGCCCAGCAGCCGGTTAAACTTTCGGATGCCAACATTGCGCTGCCGGTCGTACTCATCCGCTGTATGCGCCATCCGCACGGCTGGGCTTGACTGGTGCTCACTGATAAGGCGGGACAGGAACTCCGTCTTGTCCGTTGCCGCTTGAAAATCTTGGAATGTCAGCACTTTGCCAGCCTCCTATACACAAATGTTGCAATCAAAAAGTATAATGGCGGGATTTGGGCATAGATTGCATGGATTGTTGTTGCAATCTCTACTCTCCCGGCCTGCGCCATATACACTCAGTGCTATAGCGTATACCGTCGATGTGGTGGTTGTTATAATCAGGGTATCCCGGCATGGGTTCGCCGTTCTTGTCCGCCTCGTACTCATACTCCAAAAACTCTTTGAGGGTGTCTGGGCAGCGCACGGGGTCTATCACAATAGCGGTAAGCCCTTGTAGCCATTTCGTGCCAGTCTCAACGCTTCCCGGCCCTTTTATGGCGG